AAGACTCACGATTTAGAGTCAAAAAAGCAGATAATGCAGTGTTAGATGGAATTAGAATGACTGCTACTGCATTGAAGTCAGGAAAGATTAAAATCAGGCCTAGTTTAACTAACTGGAGAGATGAAGCTGCTGCCTATGCGTGGGATGAAACAGCAGCAGATGATACTCCTATTAAAGAGAAGGACCACTTGATGGATGCCACTAGATATTTTGTTAAGACAAAGCGAATAGGTGTTACATTAGAAGGTTATAAACCAATTTTAAGATAAAGGAGGCTATGATATGACAAGCGGATTAATTAGTATCATAGGTACAGCACTTGGTATAGTTTTAGGATTTTTCTTAGGAAGGAGTAGCAAATGATCATTTACTAGTTTAATACGTGATCATTTAATGATATAATTCATATGGAGGTATTTATATGAAAAAGGATTATATCATTTATGGACATGTAAACAAGATAAATGGAAAACGATATATAGGAATGACTTGTCAGATTCCTAGTAAACGATGGTCCAACGGTAATAAATATCAAAATCCAGTTTTTAAAGCAGATATTGAAAAGTACGGTTGGGACAATTTTGAGCATAATATATTGCTAAAAGATTTAACTAGAAAAGAAGCTCAGAAGATAGAAGCAGATTTAATTCATGATTTAGATTTAAAAAATCCGAATAAAGGTTATAATCAAGTTGGAGGAGGCAGTGGTGGAGGCATGTATAAAAAGCATCATAATGAAGATGCAAAAGAACGAATCCGCTGCAAAATGAAAGTTAGGGCTTTTACTGATGAACATAAATTAAGAATAAGCCAAGCAAATAGTGGAAAAAATCATCCATTGGCAAAAAAGGTTTATCAATATACAAAAGGTGGAGAACTAATAAAAGTATGGGATTATATGACAGATGCAAGCAATGATCTGAATATACCCAAAACAAATATATCTGCCTGCTGTTTAAATAAAAGAAAAAGTGCAGGAGGATATATGTGGAAATATGAATAGGAGGTTGATATGTTAACATTCCAGGATTATGAAGAGAGATTAAACAATGGTGAATCAATTGAATCAATAATTGAAGCATTTATTGCAATACATAAAGCGAGTGATGACTACGAATTATGTTTGACTGCAGATGAATATGATGCTCAGAGAAATGTTACAATTCTTGAATTCATTCAGATGATCTTTTCAGTAACAGGCGAAAAGATTGTAGATCCTACTGCAAGCAATAATAAGATTTGTAGCAATTTCTTTCATAGATTAAATACTCAAAGAAACACTTATTTGCTAGGAAACGGCGTATCGTTCACTGACCATAAGATTGAGACTACAGACGAGAAAGGACGTCAAGTCACTATAGACGAAACAAAAGAAGCATTAGGACCTAAATTTGATACAGATCTTAAGAATGCAGGTTACTATGCATTAATTCACAAAGTCAGCTTTGGATTTTGGAATTTAGATCGTTTACAAGTGTTTAAATACACAGAGTTTGTTCCTTTATGGGATGAAGATACAGGAGATCTTAGAGCAGGCATAAGGTTTTGGCAGTTAGACGATTTAAAACCTCTTTATGCTGTATTTTATGAAGTTGACGGATATACTAAATATAGAAAATCTAAATCAGATCCATTTGTTATAGTTGAACCAAAAAGATCGTATAAACAAATTATTCAGACATCAGAAGCTGATGGCGAAGAGATTGTAGGAGGAGAAAATTATCCAGGATTTCCTATTGTTCCATTCTGGGGATCAAAGCTTCATCAATCTACGATCGTCGGAATGCGAGGCGGTATAGATGCATTTGATCTTATTAGATGCGGCTTTGCAAATGACCTTGATGATTGCGCTCAGATTTATTGGTTGATCGGAAATGCAGGCGGAATGAATGATGATGAGCTTGCAAGATTTAGAGACAGATTAAAGCTCAATCATATTGCCGTAGCAGATACAGATAATAGTTCAGTTACACCTTATACACAAGAAGTTCCTTATCAAGCGAGGAAAGAATTCTTAGATCTTATTAGATCTGGAATTTACGAAGATTTTGGTGGATTAGATGTACATACTGTTGCAGCAGGTGCAACTAATGACCATATTGACGCCGCTTATCAGCCTATGGATGAAGAAGCAGACGATTATGAATATCAAGTAATTGAGTTTGTTCAAAGAATTTTAGCTTTGATGGGAATTGAAGATACTCCAGTATTTAAAAGAAATAGACTCAGCAACCAGAAAGAACAAACTGACATGGTATTATCTGCAGCAGAGTATCTTGACGACGAGACTGTGCTCAATAAGCTTCCATTTGTTTCAGTTGACGAGATACCAAACATCTTAATGAGAAAAGATGAAGATACTGCAAACTTACTTGAAGAAGAAAATGAAGAATTGACAAACAAGCTTAATTCATTGACAAACGATCAAGAAAATCAGGAAGGTCCTGAAGAACAAGGAGTATAAATAAAGTTTATTTAAGGCCTAGGATGTATAATTCTAGGCCTTATTTATTAAAATTGATTCTAACCATGCTCTAATGAGCCAGAGGTGTATGTTTATGGCAAACGTAGTTAAAAAACCATCAGATCCTGCAATTAAATACACAGACGCTGAAATTAAATTATTAGATGAGAAAATTCAAACGGTATTTAGTGAAGCTCAATCTGATATTCAATCGAAATTAGATAGTTTTAATGCTAAGTTTAAAGAAAAGGATGCAGAGTTTGCGAAGAAATGTCTAGACGGAGAAATTTCAAAAGAAGATTATGCCGCATGGAGAAAAGGTCAGGTATTTACTGGCAAACAGTGGGTTCAGAAGAAAAAAGAAATTGCAGCTGTATTAGATAACTCGAATAAGATTGCTTCTGCCATGATTAATCAATCTGCTGTCAATGTATTTGGTGAGAATTTAAACTTCATGGGATATTCTTTAGAACATACCGCAGGAGTTAACTTTGGATTTGGTTTATATAATCAAGACGCTGTTGCAAAACTTATTAAAGACAATCCTCAATTACTTCCTAAGTGGAAAATAGATCAAAAGAAAGACTACATATGGAACCAGAAGAATTTAAACAATGCTTTGACACAAGGTATTGTTCAAGGTGAGAGCTTAGATAAAATTTCAAAAAGGGTGTCGACAGGGCTTGCTGGTAAAAATGAGAATTTGATGAAGACATTTGCTAAGACTGGAATGACTCAAGCTCAAAACTCAGGTAGATTAGAGCGAATGAAGCAAGCTGACACACTAGGAATTAAAGTAAAAAAGAAATGGGTTGCTACATTGGATGCAAGAACTAGAATTACTCATCAAGAATTAGATGGAGAAACTGCTAAATTAGACGGTGACTTTAAAGTTGAAGGAATGTCTATTAGATACCCAGGAGATCCAGAAGCACACCCAAGTCTTGTGTATAATTGTAGATGTGCATTAGATGCTGAGTTTGACGATTACCCTGCAACTTATGACAGATATGACAATATTGCAGGAGTTCCTATTAAAGGTATGAGTTATAATCAGTGGAAAGAAGCTAAATCTAAAGGCGATAATTTAAGCCCAGTTCCATTGACATATAAAACATTTAAAAATAAACAGCAACAATTATTAGAAGATCTGTTTAAAAATAAGAGTATTACAGGTCTTTATAACGAGATTAAAGCTCAAGACTCAAAAACTGCAGGCCAGTTGTGGAAGACTATGGGAGAAGATGGAAAACCATCAGATAACTGGAAAAAATACATAGATGGAACTTTGCCTAAGGCTCAAGCTACTAAAATCGATAACATTTTAATGGGATATGGTGAGAAATCAGGGCTCGTTAAAGAGCCTGTGAATATCGCAGAAGCATTTAAAGACAAGAAAATGAGCAACGTCTTTAATGAGATTAAAGCGGTAGATGGTCCATCTAGTACAAAGTTTTATAATGATTTAAAAAAGATGGGAAAACCATCATCTATTTGGGATGATTACCTAAATGGTAAATTGTCAGACGCAGATAAACTTAAGATTGATGCACATTTAGAGAAATATCTTAAGAAATTGGAAAAAACTCCTATTAATAATGCAGCAGAAATCGCTATTGACTATTCTAAATATGGCGGTAAAGAATTATTTGAGACTATTTCTAAATATGATAATTTTTCTGATTTTGCAAGTTATGCTAGTAGCAAAGAACAAAATCTATTCTTATCGCAATTCAAAGGTAAATCCATCAAAGAGATGGACGATGCATTTACAGAAGCGAAGAAACTTGCCAAGGCTCAATCCTCAGATGCTGCAGCAGAAAAAGCTGCCAAAGAAACCGAAAATCTTATAAAGCTTACACATGTACAAAAAGAGTTAAACACCCTTGAAAAAGATTTAGCTAAGATCAATAAGACTTATTCAGGCATTTGGAAAGAAGAAGTTACTCTTGCAGATTATGCAAATAAGAAAAGCG